ATGAAAAAACTAAGTGATACATCACTAAGAAAATTACTAGGCCGAGTAAGTCCCTCAGATAATTTTTATGCTGATGGTGACGGGCTAAGTGTGCGCGTCTCGAAATCAGGTGTGATGACATGGCTTTTCGCATATCGAATCGGTGGGAGAGAAGCTAAACCACAGAGATTAAAGCTCGGTAACTACCCAGATATGCCGTTAAAGCTGGCGAGAGAACGCCGCGAACAATGCCGAGCATGGTTGGCTGAGGGCAAAGACCCACGACACCAACTAAATTTAACCACGGCACAGACATTGAAGCCTGTAACGGTTAAAGAGGCTATCGATTACTGGATCAGAGAGTACGCCACCGAAAACCGCGCTAATGTAGAACGTCATAAAGCCCAACTTGAAAAGCACATATATCCCTATATCGGTACCTATCCGCTTTCAGAGTGTGAGACTCGTTACTGGTTGGATTGCTTTGACCGTATGAAGAAAACAACGCCAGTCGCCGCAGGCTACGTTTTTCAGATGTGCAAGCAGGCTCTCAAGTTTTGCCGTGTTCGTCGATACGCCATTAGTAATGCTTTAGACGATTTAACGATCTCTGACGTAGGCAAGAAACAAGAGAAGGGTGACCGAGTTCACTCTGATGAGGAGCTAGGGCAATTATGGCGAGCTACAGAAGAACTTAAATTCCAGCCCTACTACGCCGCCATGATCCGTTTACTGGTTGTATTTGGTAGCCGCTCTCAAGAAGTACGGCTTTCTAAATGGTCTGAGTGGGATATGAAACGCTGGATCTGGACGGTACCTAAAGAACACAGCAAAGGCGGAGAAAAAATTATTCGCCCTATACCAGAGGCCGTACAACCGCTGATCGAATCGTTATACAGACAGCACAAAGACACTGGCTTACTGCTTGGTGAAATGAAGGAGTCCAGCGCGGTGAGCGCGTGGGGGCGCTTAGTATGGAAGCGTTTAGGCCACTCCGAGGCGTGGTCACTGCATGACTTGCGGCGTTCGTTCTCTACTAAGTTGAATGAATTAGGTATAGCGCCACATGTTGTTGAACAGCTATTGGGCCACACAATGCCCGGTGTTATGTCGGTATACAATCACAGCCAATATCTTCCAGAGAAGTTGGATGCTCTAAATAAGTGGTATGAGCGTTTGGAATTATTGGCTGGTGGCTATGAAAATGTAATTTTATTGAAGGTGATAAAATGAGAGAAGTTGGATTACCTGCGTTAGAATATTGTTCATTAGAAAGAGCAACTAGAATAATTGGATGTGGTTGTGAAGTTGGCGATCTTATTCACTGGGCTTTAATTGGAAAAATTAGGCTGGCTGCAAATTTTGATAACATTAATAATGTATTTGGTTTGATTTTTTTGTCTGATGATGTTGATAGAATAATAGAGGTTATCATGGAGGATAAAGGCTCTTATGATAATGAATATTACATTTCACCTGAATCAATATTTCAATCTCATGTGATAATTGATACAGAGGAAGATTTAAGAAAATATTTTTCTCATAGAAGGTTTACTGATAAAGAGTTCAATAGACCAATGAGTTTTGGCGGTTGTGCTCGAGGCGTATGGGATATAGAAAACTTGAGGTATAATGATACTTATGCAAGTAAATATAGGTTTGATGCTATTTTACCATTAGATGGTTCTTTTGGAATTCCGGTGATTGCTTCAAGTGGAGACTATATTGGCTTAGATGTTAACGAACTCTTAATTTCAAAGAAATATATTGATTTAATTACCGGTGGTGAATACTTAAAATCATTGGAACTTCCATATATTGAAAGAGGGGAAAATATTAGCATCAAGTTATCTAATGATGATGTTAATGAAGAACCAAGAGCTAAAACGGAGATATCAATAAAAAACAGAGCTGCTTTTATTAAGGCATTGTTAGCTATTAATTATGGTGATGATGTTGCAGAGAGACCTAGAAGTTACGTTGATAATCCTAGAAGTGAGCTAAGTAAGAAATTTAATTTGGCGGGTATAGATTTACCATCTGGAAAAACTATTGAAGGGTGGCTTAAGGGAATTGATATAAAAAAATCATAACGGAAATTCCGAATTTTTTCTGGATTTTTCCAGTGCTTGATTTAAATAAAGTTTTTAATGCCCTCGAACACTAACAAACGAGGGCGTTAACCAATGAACAACCAACAAATCAATGATCGTATAATCCGTGAGTCTGAGTGTCGTAAACTTACTGGCGTGTGCCGAACAACTCGCTACTTGATGGAAAAAGAAGGTAAGTTTCCAGCTCGTCGCAAATTGGGCGGGCGTTCTGTAGGGTGGATGCTTTCAGAGATCCAGAACTGGCAGCAATGCCAGCCAAAAGTTACCACTGATGCATTAGCGTGAGGTGGTATATGCCTAATAAAACAAAAGCGGCCTTGCAGGGCCGCCAGTGTCAAAACTCTAATCAAATTCACAGCCAGCTTATCACGCATGCCGATCACGTCAAGCGATGCTCAGATCTGAGCAACGGGACAGTTACCGGATTTCCAGTATCGCTCCGTCTAGCTGGTGGTTGTCTCAGCTATATATCGTGCGATACAACATTTCCAAAATTTTTTGGAGACGTTTTTCCCGTAGTTTTTGATGCTGGTATTTTAACCGCGCCGTTGGCGCAGTTCATAAAGATAAGTCGTAGCCTGAATCAAAGGCGGAATTCCGCCATTGGTAGTATTACCCACACTAAGTCCATTCAGCCTTTTGGCTCGATACCGCGCTGTTGCAGTTCTTTGCGGAGGATTCTTTTAATCCAAGTTGCTAGTGATGAGTCACCATCTTTGCGCATCTCGTCTTCAAGTTGGGAACGGAGTTCGTGCGCTAGACGAATTTGGTATTGGTCGGTTTTTACCTTTTCACTTGACATTGTAATTACAAAACTCCTAGTATTGCCCTGTGGTTGTAATTACAACGTAACTTATCTTGATTTGCAACCGCTAAATATGGCGAAGCCCCGAAGTGCTACAACACGTTCAGGGCTTCTAACCACCAACGCTAACGAAACTAGCGAGGCAGCTATGAACAATCATATCACACCCGTAAACGGGCGGAATTCTCTCACCCTAAACAAATTCACATGGCGTTTTCTGGCACTCAACCGCCACGACAAAAAAGCTAAACCTTGCCGGCTGTCAGTTGAAGCTACTACTGAGCACGAAGCCCGTCGCATTTTGGCACCGCACTTCATCCTTTCATTCGCCGCACGTCTGCCAGCAACAATAGAGAAAACCTCTACGGTTCAGGAGGTGTGCCATGTGTGATGCAACCGAACTTGATGCTTTAAATGCTATCCAGAAGATTCAAGCATTAGCGACTGCCGCTAGCTATCTAACAGCAACAGAGGCAGAGAGGCAGTTAGGCCTTGATATTGTCGATTTGATTACCGAAATCGCAACTAAAGCACTGGAGGCCAACCATGGTTAAGCTTTCACTCAATCGTGCAGAGGTCGTCCTCACTGAAATCTGTCAGACAAAAGCGATCATCAATCTGATCATTAATGAGGGTGTTAATAACGCTGATATAGAGAACGCTCTCGAGGCTGTTAATGGTTCGCTTGAACGTGCTTCTAAGGCATTAACAACGGTAGATGATGGCACGGAGGTTCATCATGGCTAAGCACATACATGCGTATAAGTCAGATCAAAACTTGCTGCTAATGGCTCAACGTATCGCTGGGCTAATGGATATGGCTAATGATCTAGCGATCGAGAGGGGTAAAGAGGCCAGTCATGAAATAGGCAAGTTAGTTGATGTAGCTGGTTGGATGACCGATTGCCTTTGCATTGCCTTAGATGATGCTGAATTACCACAGGGGAGGGGTGAACAATGATTACTGTGACCGAACTTAACGCACTGTATGAGCGCCTCAACTCTGTAGAAAGCCGCCTAGACCTATTAGAGACATTACAGCAGAAAGCAGGACTACCAGCAGGGTACGCCTATATCACTACTATGGCGGGGGCTTATGGCCTATCCACCAGCAAAGCGGAAGAACTGGCGCGTGTTAGTGGTGTTGTATCTGCCCGTCACAGTGGACAAATGATCGTGAATGAAGCCCGTTTCCGTGAGGCGGCGGAAATCATCACAAGTAAGGCCAAGCGCAAGATTGGGAGCAAATACTGGTACCACCCTGCAATCGGTAAATTCACGATGAACGGGAGGGCTAAACCATGAAAAGTGCTCCAAATGTAAAACACCTGCCAAAAGACAAAGGCGCGGAGGCGGTAATTTTCGCGGGTTCTAAGGCATGGGAAATGGCTAAGGCTTATCAGGTGAAGAACAGCAACGGTGACACCGTTCCGCCGATAGTGTTAGACCACCAGCAGCTAGGCGAGCTGGAAAACCTGAACATTATCGACAGAGGCCGGATGTTTGCCCGAGTCTATCAGGCTGGAATTATCGATCAGGCGCGTATTAGCCAAATCTTGCAGAAGCTAGCAAAGGCCAAAATCAAACAGGCTCAACTTTACAACGAGGCGGGGGAGCTGGTGGAGGATTGGACATCACGCTTGCAGGATATAGGCGCCAACCCAATGCCGTTTATTCAGGTACATGGTGGTGCAGCCACTCCAGCATTAAACCAGATGGGCGCCAGCCAGCGCGGGGAAGTGCTACTGGCACACTATGGCGGTGACTTGGCTATACATGGGGATTCTGACACCGTTCATCATTACAACGGTGTGATATGGGAACCGATCACGGATAAAGATCTACAGCGTGAAATGGCCTCAATCTTCAATGATGCCGAGATCGCTTATTCACAGTCCGGCGTTAAGTCTACGGTTGAAACGATGAAGCTTAGCCTAACCCAGATGGGAACTGCATCACGCCATATTATCGGGTTTAACAATGGTGTGTTTGACCTCAAATTAGGGACGTTCCGCGCACATCGCCGCGATGATTGGCTACTTATCGCCAGTAGCGTCGATTTCAGCCAACCCGCAGAGGGAGAAACATTGGCAACCCATGCGCCGAACTTCTGGCGCTGGCTGAGTCATTCGGTGGCCAACAACACCAGAAAGTCAGATAGGGTTCTGGCAGCGCTGTATATGGTGATGGCCAATCGCTACGACTGGCAGCTTTTCCTCGAGGTTACAGGGGCAGGTGGCAGCGGTAAAAGCGTCTTTGCCGAGGTGTGTACCTTGCTGGCGGGGAAAGGTAACACGGTATCAGCCAATATGAAGGCGCTAGAGGAATCACGCGAACGTGCTTTGCTGGTGGGGTTCTCACTTATCATCATGCCTGATATGGCGCGTTATGCAGGTGATGGCGCAGGAATAAAGGCGATAACGGGCGGTGATAAGGTTGCTATAGATCCGAAACACAAAGCGCCTTACTCAATGCAGATCCCCGCGGTGGTGTTAGCCATCAATAACAATGCCATGACTTTTAGCGACAGAAGCGGCGGGATCAGTCGCCGGCGGGTTATCTTCAATTTCTCTGAGGTAGTGCCGGAAAACGAACGTGATTCGCAACTAGCCGAAAAAATAGAGAGTGAGCTGGCAGTGATTATTCGTCACTTGCTGGCGCGGTTTACCGATCAGGGAGAGGCTAAACGGCTTTTACATGAGCAGCAGAAATCAGAAGAGGCATTAACCATTAAGCGCGAGGGTGATTCGCTGGTGGACTTTTGTGGCTATCTGACTGCAGCGGCAGAGTGCAACGGCTTGTTAGTAGGCAATGCGGAGATCATGCCGTTTAACCCTTGGCGCTATCTCTACCATACCTATTTAGCCTACATGCGCGGTAATGGCCTGACTAAGCCCGTATCACTCACAAGGTTCGGTACTGATATGGCAGGGGCAATGGCTGAGTATGGCGCTAAGTATGAGAAGAAGAAAACTAAGCACGGTATGCGCTCAAATATGTCTATCAAGGAAGAGGCTAATGAGTGGATGCCAGCGGCAACAGGTGAAGCCAAGCAAGATAACTAAGGACTCAATTTTTTAAAATTATAGAGGAAACTGTTCACACTGTTCACCTTTGTAAAAAATACATATTAAACAAGTAATTAAGGGTGAATAGTTTATAACTAACTATTCACCAAGTGTTCATACTGTTCATCTTTTTCATGTTTTGGTGAAGGGTTGGGTGAACAGTTATGAACACTTAAACTTAAAGTATTCACCACTTAACTTAATGATTTTGTTTATTAAATTAACAAGGGTGAACAGGTGAACAGTTAAACCATATAATTTTATTTTTTCTAATTTTATTTCGTTTTTATCACTACCACCCAAAGGGCTATCACAGCCTTTTTTTTGTCCTCACAATCTGATGTATCGATTTTTTAGATGGAAATCAGATTTACATATCTATTATATCGATCAATAATCTAACCATAATCAGTTAAACAGGTATGGGGTAAACAATGATCGAAGAACATGAATCGTTAAATCTTGGAGAGGTGAAAGGCTTCTCTATCCACATCGACGCAGCGACTGCACAACGTCTAAAGCAGTACCGTATCCGCTATCTCAAAGAGAACGCAGGCAAGCCGCTACCGAGCGTAGCAATGATTACTCGCTACGCCATTAACCAATGGTTGGACGGTGCGCAATGAAAAGCTGGTATTCCATTCAAGCCAAAGCTGGTGGCGTGGCGTCAATTTCTCTCTATGACGAGATTGGCACTTATGGCATCACTGCCCGCCAGTTTGCCGAAGAACTCTCCGCGTTAGGGCGTGTAAGCAATATCGATTTACACATCCATTCACCAGGCGGAGACATTCAGGAAGGGATCGCCATTTACAACCTACTGAAAAGCCATCCCGCCAAGAAAACAGTCACTATCGATGGTGTGGCCTGTTCGATGGCCTCCGTCATTGCGATGGTGGGTGACACCGTTTGTATCCATGAAAACGGCCTCATGATGATCCACCGTCCGTGGGGGATTACCGGAGGTGACTCCTCAGAAATGCGCAGTTATGCCGACCTGCTCGACAAAATGGAGCAAATCCTAATTCCTGCTTACACCGCTAAAACGGGGAAAAGCGCGGAGGAAATCGCCGCCATGCTTGAGGCGGAAACGTGGATGAGTGGCGCAGAGTGCGTAGAACAAGGCTTTGCTGATGAGCTTTTAGCGCCCGTTACCGCAATGGCTAAACTTGAATCTAGACGTATTGAGAATATGAATATGCCCGAAAACATCAAAAATATGATTATGGCGCCACAGGCCAACGTTCCACAGAACCTACCTACTTACACCGAGAACCCGCGTGAGGAACAGAAAAACCGTATTAGCGGTATTCAAAACTTGTTTGCCATGTTTGGTAATCGTCATGGCGATGTGATGAATGCTTGCATTGCCGATGTTGATTGTTCCGTTGATGCGGCAAAAGATAAATTACTGACCGCGCTAGGGAAGAATGCGACACCGAGCAACACGCACGGCGGCACGCAGAACACGCAAAATCCCATGCTTCCACACATCTATGCAGGCAATGGCAACATTACAGGCGATGGCATCAAGCAGGGCTTATACGCTCGCTTAGGCTACGAGCAAGCCGAACGTGGCAACCCTTATGCCATGATGAGCCTATTTGATATGGCGAAGGCTTCGCTTTCCGATCGCGGCATTAGTACAGCCAGTTATGGCAACCGCTCGCAAATCGTCAACATGGCGCTGACACACAGCACCAGCGATTTTTCTAACATTCTTGCTGGTGGGGCTGAGAAGTCCGTGTTGACAGGCTGGCAGAACAGCGGGGAAACCTTCCAGCAGTGGACGAAGAAAGGCAATTTATCCAACTTCCACGAAGCCAAGCGTGTTGGCATCAATGGATTCTCTAAGCTGGATAAGGTGCCAGAAGGTGCAGAATACAAATACGTGACGACCAGTGACCGAGGTGCACCGATTGCATTAGCCACCTACGGGAACCTATTCAGCATTACCCGACAGGCGATTATCAATGATGACCTAGCTCAGTTGTCCACCATCCCACAAGCTTTAGGCCGCGCCGCTGCTCGAACGGTGGGTAATCTTGTTTATCTCCAGCTTATCGGTAATAGCAAATTCACTGATGGCACACCGCTGTTCCATGCTGACCATAAGAACTTAATCAGTAGCGCAATGGATACCAGCGGCCTATCCGCTGCACGTCTTGCTATGCGCCTACAGGAAGACTCAAACGGCGACCCGCTGAATGTGACCCCTGCTTATATCATTGTGCCCGCTGCGCTGGAGGGTGACGCAAACCGCGCCTTGTTGTCATCTTCATCTCTGCTCCAGATTGGAGAGACCGACGCAAATAAACCGGTTCTTAACCAGAACGCGGGGATCATTAACGTGGTTAAGGATATGGGGCAGGTCATCGTCGAGCCGCGTTTAGACAAGGCCAACAATAAAGAGTGGTATGTGGCCTCAGCACAAGGCACTGACACCATCGAGGTAGCGTATCTGGATGGCATGGATGCGCCTTACTTAGAGCAGCAGGACGGTTTTAGTACCGATGGTGTGTGGTACAAGGTGCGTATCGATGCAGGTGTCGCGGCGTTGGACTATCGCGGCTTGGTTAAGTCCAGTGGTAAGTAACAGCCAAGGGCGGAAAGTCGTCCAAAATCAAAAGGTACTCCCGACGGGGTGCCTTGCCACGGGGCGGCGACCTCGCGGAAAACGCCTCATTTTTGGATTTTAATCATCCATCACCACCAGTGTAATAAATTGAATTATATAGTTAATTATTTTTTCAGTGATGAATGCGCTTGTTTTTTGTTCATCACTGACACTGATATTGCACTGTAAACCTAGGCTAATACTATGGCATTTATTGACGTTCCTATTCGTACACTGCGTTTTCATGGGCCACTCATTGCACAATTTGGCAAAGAGTTTAAATACCGCGCACACAACGCGCCAAAGATGATCAGCGCAGCAAAAAACCTGTTACCCAATTTTGAGCATTACATGTTGGCAGCACACAAGCGTGGGTTAACCTTTGCGGTGTTTGTTGGAAAAAGAAACATCAAAGAGGATGAGCTAGAACTGACAAAAGGCACTGACGATATTCATTTGGTTCCGGTGCTTATTGGCAGTAAACGCGCTGGCCTATTCCAAACGATACTCGGTGCCGCTTTGATCGCTGCTGCTATCTTTACTCCTGCTGCTGGATTGGCTGCCGCTGGACTCACGGCGGGCGGGTTGGGGATGGCTGGCGCGTCCCTTGCTCTCGGCGGCGTTATCCAAATGCTATCCCCCCAACAGGCTGGGCTACGTATGCGGCAAGATCCAGATAATAAACCCAGTTATGCATTTGGTGGCCCAGTCAATACCACCGCCCAAGGTAATCCGGTACCGATTGGTTATGGTCAGCGTGAGATTGGCGGCGCAGTTATCTCGGCAGGTATTTATACGGAAGATCAGCAATGATACCGATAGCCCATTTTTGGGCTATCGCAAAAATCAAGAAGTTAGACATTACTCCGCTTAATAACGGTCGATGATATGGCGTAGGGGCAACCTATCAATGGAAACCAACGAGGCCAATACGATAATTATGCATGCCACTTGTTCGCCAGTGTTCAGGTTCGTTCAAAGTGATGTGTAGTCAATGGTGTAGTCAATATCAACAAAAAGGCGCTGATCCGTTGAAGGAAAAGCGCCTTTTTTCAATACGTTAACTGATTAGTATCAGTTCATGCCGTATTTTTTCAATTTCTTACGCAGAGTTCCGCGGTTAATTCCCATCATCAGCGCAGCGCGGGTTTGGTTACCGCGAGTGTACTGCATCACCATGTCTAACAGTGGCTGTTCTACTTCAGCCAGTACCAGCTCATACAGATCATTAACGTCCTGACCATTCAGTTGAGCAAAATAGCCTTTCAGGGCTTGTTTAACCGAGTCACGCAGTGGCTTTTGAGTCACCTGGTCCTGGGAGTTTACGGTAGAAACGGTCAGTACGTCAGAATTTACGCGTTGTTCGAACAT